TCGGCGCGTCGCAGGTCAAGGCCGCTGCAGGCGGCGCGGGCAGGCCCGGCGCGTTCCAGTTCTACAGCGTCGGGCGTAGCACGGAACGCGCCTTATCCATCCCGGTGGTGTCGCGGGCAATCGGCCTGATTACGTCCACCATCGCCAGCCTGGACCTGCGCACCTACACACTGCAGTGGGACCCCGGCAGCGAAACCTATGAACGCATTTACGTGCCCGGGGAATCGTGGATGACACGACCGGACCCGCACGTCACCCGTCAATTCTTCATGGCGGCCCTGACCAAAGACATGATCTTGCACGGGCGGGCTTTCGCCGCCATCACCGGGCGCTACGCCACCGGTTTCCCGGCATCGTTCACGTGGCTGCCGCACGACAGCATCAACACGCCCGATCAGGCAGGCCCCGAGTGGTTCGGTCCGTCGTCCCACATCCTGTTCAACGGTGTGGAACTGGACCCGGCCAACGTGGTGCAATTCCTGTCCCCGTTGGACGGCATCTTGTGGACCGGCGCCCGGTCAATCGACATTGCGTACCGGCTGGACGAAGCGGCTAAGCGGTTTGCGTCCACCGAAATTGCCGCTGGCTACCTGCAGCAGAAAGACGGGGAGCCGATGGCCGGGGAGGAACTGGGCGAACTGGCCGCCGCCTGGGCGACCGCCCGCCAGACGTCGGCCGTCGGCGCCTTGAACCAACACGTTGAATGGGTCGAATTCAAATCGAACCCGTCAACGCTGCAACTGATGGAAGGCCGCCAGTACGCCGCCCTGGACCTGGCCCGCGTCATGCAGGTGCCCGCCTGGCTTGTCGCAATCCCGGTGGGCGGCATGGTGTACCAGAATTCGCAGCAAGCCCGCGTGGACCTGCTCGCGTTCGGCGCTAGCCCGTACATCACGGCCATACAAGAAACGTTGTCCAGTGACCAGGTGCTGGCCCGAGGCAAACACGTGGAATTTGACGTCGACGCCTACATCCGTGGGGCCGCCATGGCCGCTGACATTCCGGTTGAAGGCCCCGTCAATCAGGAGACAGGAGCACAAGCGTGATTCGATTCGACGCGCAGGCCGTGACGCTTGACGCCGCAGCCGGTGAAGATCAGCCCCGCACGATCAGCGGTATTGCTGTCCCGTACGGGGTGGACGCCACCGTCAGCACCGGGCAGCGGGTCCGTATCGAAGCGGGCGCCCTGCCCACCGACGGCCCGGCGCCACGTCTGTTGGCCGAGCACGACACCAGCCAGGTAGTCGGCATCGTCACGGCGCGTGAAGACACGCCAGACGGCATGTTGTTCACTGCCGAGATTGCCCGCACCAGGGCCGGTGACGACCTGGTGGCCCTGCTGAAAATGGGCGCCTACGACAGCGTCAGTGTCGGTATCGAACCCACCCAGGTCACCCAGGACGGCCCGACGACGATCGTGAAGGCCGCCAAGTGGTCTGAACTTAGCGTCGTCTACGAACCCGCTTTCGCCGCCGCCAAGATCACCCAGATTGCCGCCGCCCAAGGCGACATGCCCGACAACCCCAACACAACCCCCGAAACGGAGACCCCCGAAATGACCGAGCAGACCCCCGAGCCGGTGCAGGCCGCCGCGCCCGACATCATCCCGGTGCAGACCGTGCCGGCCGTCCCCCGCAAGTTTTCGCTTCCCTCGGCTGCCGAGTGGATCGCCGCCGCCCTGGAGGGCGGGCACCGCTGGCACCTGATGAACGACCAGATCAAGGCCGCCGCCCCCGACGTCACCACCACCAGCAATGACGGTGTCCTGCCCGAGCCCATCGTTGGGCCCGTCTACAACCAACTGATTGGCAACAGGCCTTTCATCGACGCTTTTGGCACCAAGGCGATGCCGGGCAGCGGCAAGGTTTTCATTCGGCCGAGCGTTGACGTTCACACCAGCATGGCCGTGCAGGCCTCGGAGAATGGCGCTTTGCAGTCCGGTGAATTCCAAATCAAGGAAAATCAGGTGACGAAGTCCAGTTATGGGGGCTACGTGCGCGTCAGCGAGCAAATCCGGGACTGGTCTGACCCGGACATCATCAGCCTTCTGCTGGACGACATGGCCCGTGTCTACGGTGACACCACCGACAACGTGGCCGCTGACGCGTTCGTGACCGCCGCCACCCAGACCCTGGCATTCCCCGGTGCGTCGACCGACGCCACCAACTGGCTGACCTGGCTGTACGACGCCGCTGAGGACATCCTCACGAACAGCACCGGGCACCTGCCCACGCATCTGTTCCTGGGCACCGGCAACTGGAAGAACCTGGGCAAGTTGGAAGACGACCAGGGCCGGCCCCTGTTCCCGCAGGTCGGACCGATGAACGCCCTGGGCACCACCACGCCCGGCACCGCCAATTTCACGGCCTTCGGTCTGCAGGTTGTCGTGGACCGCAACTTTGACAGCGGCGTGGCCATCCTCGGCGACACCATCGGCTTTGAAATCTTCGAACAGACGAAGGGCTTTTTGTCGGTTGACAACGGTTCGACCCGGTCCCGTGACATCTCGTGGCTCGGCTACCTGTCCACGCTGATGCTGGACGTCGACCGGTACGTCAAGGCCGTTTGATTCACCCCCACCGGAACCCCCACCACCATGGCCACCATCCTGACGATTGCGTGCACTGACGACGTTGTAACGCTGACGCTGGACGACGCCACCGGCCTGGTGGTGGGGGAAACGGTCACAATCTTCGGCACCGGTTACCCCAAACTGGACCACGTCCACACCCTGACCGCTGTCGACCTGGGCACCGACACGGTGCAATACCTGGTCAACAATCAGGACGACATCCCCACCACCAACGTGACGGGCGCCATCCTGTCGGAAATTGTGACGTGGGCCGACGCTGATGACGTCAAAGTGTGGCTAGGCATCGCCGCCGCCACGGCCAACGACACGGCCTTTATTGACTATTGCGTGGAAGCGGCCAACTGCTACGCGTACCGGGTCAGGTACGAAGCCGGCTACAAAGACAGCCCCGTCACCAGCCCGTGCCCCTCGGCCAAATTGGGCACGATCATGATGGCGGGCAGTTTGTACCGCGAGCGTGGCAGCGTGGACAGTTTCGCCAGTTTCGACCAGACCGGAACCGCTGTCCCGTTCGGCACCATGGCCCGCATCAAACAACTGCTAGGGGTAGGCCGCCCCCAGGTCGGTTGACATGGCAGCGACCGGCGTCTTGGCCGAGGCCTACAGCAACGTTGTGACCCGGCTGCAGGCCGCAGGCCTCACCGTCGTTACGGACCCTCGGAACGCGCGCCCAATGTCCGTGTTCGTGGAACTGCCGAGCGCTGACGTGTTCAACAGCAACATTGTGGACGTGACCATTTCCATGCGCATCCTTGCTGCCCCGCCAGGCAACCAAGACAGCGCCGACTATCTGCTAACGACCGCTAACACGATTCACCAGGCCTTGGGTGGCATCACCACGGTTGGCCCGTCCACGGCCCTCATCGGGGACCAGAACGTGCCCGCCTACGACATGACCGCCCGAGTAGCAACCCGCCGCACCTGAAACGGAGACAAACCCAATGACCACCACCGTCCTGAGCAGCCCCTACGTGTCGATTGACGGCACCGATTTCACGGACCAGGCGTCCAGCGCTGTCGTGACCTTCACGTACGAAGCGCTGGAGTCCACCACGTTCGGCCAGTCGGCCCGCACGTACACCACGGGCCTTCAGAACAATGAAATTACGATCACGCTGATGCTGTCCTACGGGGCTGCCGAAGTTGAAGCCAAGTTGGCTGGCATCCTCGGTACCAACGTGGCCGTCATCGTCGGCGCCGAGTCGGGCACCCCGTCGGCCACGAACCCGGTGTACACCATGACCGGCTACCTTGAGACCTTTACGCCGATCAACGCCAGCGTTGGCGCACTGCAGACGGTTGACGTCACGTTCCGTGGCGGCGCCCTTGTGCGTGCGGTTTCCTGACTAGGGTTCCACTATGCAACTGCGACTGCGAGTGACACCCAAGACCGGTGACGTCTACGAAGTAGAGACGGACATGACGGTGATTGTCGAATGGGAACGGAAGTACAAGCGCCGAGCGTCCGACCTGGCGAAGGGCATCGGCATGGAAGACCTAGCGTTCATGGCGTACCAGGCGGCCCACCAGGCCGGGCACACCGTCCCCGCCGTCTTTGACGACTTCATCAAAAAGACCCGCAAAGTTGACGTTGTCGATCAGGACGACGCGCACCCTACCCAAGGGGCACCCACCGACGACAACTAGCAGAACTGCTAGTCGCTGTCGGTTGGTGGCCCCCAAAAATACCGTTCACCACCAGTGACCTAGCCACGGTGGCGAGCGTCCTAGAAGAACAGCACCGCAACCGTGGCAGAAAATGACTTCACAATAGAGACCAACGGTCTGGCTGAAGTTGTGGTGCGCCTAAACCGCCTTGACCCCGGCTTGCGCAAAGAAATACAAGCGCAGATGAAAGCCGAGGCCAGCCCGCTTATCGCAGCGGCACGGTCACTGCTGCCCACGGAATCACCGTTGGACAACTGGTACAACTGGCCTAGGGGCCTCGGCCCTTACACCCTGTCCAAGGCCCGCAGCGGCGTGAAAGTGACGTACAAGGGCAGCAGCAAAGGCCCACGCATCCCGTTGCTAACGTTCCAACAGACGTCAGCCGTGGGCGCCATTGTCGACATGGCGGGCCGTGCCGACGGCTCCGGCAGAGGGTCCGAGGGCGGCACCAGGGGCCGGGCCATGATCGACCGCCTAAACCGGTTCACCGGGCAGGAAGCGTCACGCACAATGTACCCCGCCCTGGAAGCCAAATTGCCTTCCATCATGAAGGGACTGCAAGACGCTGTAGACAACACGGTGCGGCAATTCCAGAGGGAGATTTACCAACTTGGCTAGTGGAATCCGCATCCCCCTTATCTCCGATTGGAACCCGGCAGGCATCAACAAAGCCCGGCGGGATTTTGAAAAACTGGAGACGACCGGCCAAAAGGCGGCGCTAGCGCTGAAGAAAGCGTTTTTGCCCGCCACTGCCGCCCTGGCCGGTTTGGCCGCCGCCGGGGTGGTGTCGGTCAAGGCCGCTGCCGAGGACGCAGCGCAGCAAGCCGAATTGGCACGCCAGTTGCAAGCCACCACCGGCGCCACTGACGCCGCCATTGCAGCGAACGAAGAATTTATCGCCAGCATGGAACTGGCCGTGGCCGTCTCCGACGCAGAACTACGGCCCGCTTTGGCCAACCTGGTGCGCGGCACCGGTGACCTGTCCGAGGCACAAGACCTGTTGGGCCTCGCGTTGGACATCAGCGCAGCCACCGGCAAAGACCTGGGGTCCGTAACTGAGGCGATGTCTAAGGCCGCCCAAGGCCAAATGACGGCCCTGCAGCGCCTTGACCCGTCCATCACTGCTGTGGTGCGGTCGGGCGCTGACGCTGACGAAGTGTTCCAGGCGTTGGCGGGCACGTTTGGCGGGGCGGCTGCCGAAGCGGCCAACACGGTCGAAGGCCGGTTCGAACGTATGCAGATCCAAATGGACAACGCGTCCGAGGCCATCGGCTACGCCCTGTTGCCCATCATAGAAAAACTGTTGCCATACCTGGAACGCCTCGCCACGTTCATTGGCGATAACACGGAACTGATCTTGGGTATCGGTGGCGCTGTCGGCACGTTTGCCGGCGCCATCGTCGCCGCCAATATCGCCATGAAGGCGTGGGGCGTCATCACCGCAGTGACAACCGCCCTGAACACTGCCCTTGGCACATCATTCACAGCGCTATGGGTCGCCACCGGCGTCGGCATCGTCATTGCGCTTATTGCGGTCATCGTCACGCTTCAAGCCAAATTCGACATCCTCGGCAAGGCCGTGGACGGCCTCACCTGGCTATTCCAGTGGCTATGGGATAAGGCCAAAGCGGTTATGGCCGGCATCGTGGACGGGGTCAACGTCCTGATTGACGCCTGGAACAAACTTCCGTTACTGCCCGACATCCCGAAGATTGAAGCCGGTTTCCTGACGGTGCAGGACAGCGTCACGGCCACCGGCAAAGTGGTGGACGAAGCGGTACCGTCCTGGCAGGCGCACACTGACAGCATTGCCGAAGACACCGTCGCTGCCGAGATCAGCGCCGCCATGATGGAACAGGCGCTAGTCCCGGCGTTGGAATCCACCAAAGTGGCCGTAAACGCTGCCGCCTGGGAACTGCAAGGGTTCTACGACCAGTTAGACCGCGAAGACGCGTTCGCCAAATTTAGTGACGAACTGGCAGCGGTCAGCGCGGAACTGCAAGGGCTGGAACCCGGCTCCGAAGCGTTTGAAGCCACCATGCGAGACGCCTACCGGGCCGTGCAATCCCTGTCGGAAACCCTCGGCTACATTCCGGCCGAACTGGAAAAGACGTTGTTGTACCGCGTCGAAATCGGAGACATTGCCGGCGCCGAGCGCCTCGGCGCCCTGATTAGCGCCAGCGACACGTACCGGGCAGTTGCCCAGGACGAACTGCGATTCTTGGGCGGCGCATCCTCGGCCACATCGGGCATGGTCAACAACATTACGGTCAACGCCGGCGTAGGCGACCCGGGCAGCATCGGGCAAGCGGTCGTGGAATCCATCAGCGCCTACGAACGCCGCAACGGGGCCGGGTGGCGTAGGTGACACACCTGCCCTTGGGCACCACGGTGGTCGCGTACTTTGACGTACCGACAACGCCCGTGTTTATCCTTGACGACCCCGTAGCGGGCGAACTGGACAGCGTCACGTATGTGCTGGCAGGTGACATTGCGACCGACATAACGGCCGACGTCATCAGCGTGACCACTAGGCGCGGCCGCTCGCGTTGGCTGGACCAAATCACGGTGGGAACGGCAGCGTTCGTTACCGAAAATCGGGACGGTGATTACAACCCCACGGGCGGCGGCCTGTACTCGGCCAACATTGTGCCCGGCAAGCGGGTCACGATAAGCGCCGGGGGCACCCCCATATTTGACGGCCTAGTCGACGATTGGGACCTAGCGTTTTTCTTGGACGGGGAAGCCCGAGCCAGCGCCTACGTGTCCGACACGCTCGCACGGCTCGGGCGCGTGCAGTTGGACGGCCATACTACGACTAGTCAACTGTCAGGCGCCAGGGTGAACGCCATCCTTGACCGGCCCGAAGTTGATTTCCCCGCCGCCCTGCGCAACGTCGAAACCGGGCAAACCACGTTGCAGGCCGACACGGTCGCCGACGGTACGGACGTGCTGACCTATTTGCAGTTGGTGTCGCAGACCGAGGCGGGGCGCCTGTTCGCTGCCGCTGACGGGGTACTGACATACCAGCAGCGTGACAGCGCTGTCAGCACCACCGGCGTACCGGAATTCCGGGACGACGGGTCAGGCATCCCGTACCAGGACATTGCGGTCACCGTCGGGTCAGACCTGTTGTTCAACCGGGCCGTTGTCACCCGGCTCGGCGGCACAACCCAGGTCGAAGACAACACGGCCAGCCAGGCGCTGTACGACATTCGCACCGTGACCCAAGACGGGTTGCTATTCAACAGCGACGTTGACGCCGAGTCGTACGCTGAATACCTGGTCAACAAATACAGCACACCGGAAGTACGGTTCAACGCCCTGACCGTGTCCCTGGCGGGCCTCACCACGATGCAGGCGGCCACGGTGTGCGGTATCGAACTGGGCGACCCGGTCCGTGTCGTGTTTACACCACCAGGCGGCACACAAATTGACCGGTATGTGTTGGTCGAAGGCATCGAACACACCATCGACACCAGTAACCACCGTGTTACGTTTAGAACGTCAAGCCTGCAGGAAGCCGGGTTTACCCTGGACGACGCAGTGCTAGGCGTGCTGGACGGTGACGCGGTCCTGTCCTACTAGGAAGGCCAAACATGGGAAGCGGATTCAAAGACTTTGCAGCGGGCGACATTCTCACCGCTGCCGACGTTGACGGCTATTTGATGCGGCAAACCGCTATGACGTTCGCGGACGCCTCGGCACGTGATAGCGCGCTGTCGGGCGTACTTGACGAAGGCATGATCGCTTATCTGGAGGACGTGAACCGGTTCACGTTTTATGACGGCTCAAATTGGCTTGACATCGTCGCAAGCAGCACCGTCGGCACCTGGACGAACTACACCCCTACGCTGGAACAGGTCGCGACTTTCGGGCTAAGTATCACAAGTTCACGGTACGCCCGCATAAATGACATTGTCATCTATCAAGGCCACATCACCGTGGCATCAGGGACCGGCACCGGCGGCAATACCCTTTTCTTGTCTTTACCGCTTTCCTACGGTGCATCCGGAAATGGCGTAATAGGAAATGCGTGGATCTTTGACGCAAGCGGACCGACGCCGTATCACGCCGGTATTTATCACTCTGGCAGCGGCAAAGTCGCATTCCTAGGCGACTGGTCAGGCGGCGCAGCGTTCGGCTCTACCCCGTCAATAGCAGTTGGCGTCAATGACCAAGTGCGTTTTTCCATCATCTACGAGACGGACGCGTGACAATGAACCTAAACAGCATTTTCGACACCACAACCCCAGACGCCGACACGTACACATCACGAATGCGCGCGGCGCGTGACCAACTACTAGCGGCATCTGATTGGACGCAGACAACAGATGACCCGACAGGCAACGCCGCAGCGTGGGCCGACTACCGTCAGCAGTTGCGTGATTTCCCTTCGACATGGACGCCCGGTCCCGTCGCTGATTTCCCGGAGCCGCCCGATGCGTAACGGTCTGCTACTGCTCGGCCTTGGCGTGCTCGCCTTGGTGCTGTCGAACTTTACGAAAGGCTGACCCGTGAACCTGGAGAACCCGTCCAAAGCTTTTATCGCCCTCGCAGGCATGGTCTGTATCACCGTCCTGCTGGCCGTGAACCGTATCCCAACCGAGGCTGGCACCGGGATGCTCGGCACCATCCTGGGCTATGCGGTCGGTAACGGAATCGCAGCCCGAGGCGGCAAAGCCAGCACACCCATTATCGGGCCGAAAGCCGAGCACTGATGTACACCAACTGGCATGACGGAAGGCGCCCAGGCGCCCCCTACGATGGCTGCAGCCCCAACCTGCGGGCCATTTTGGACTACTGCCATGCCCGTTGGGGTCTCACCAACCTGGGGTGCTATGCGGTCCGTCCGATCAGGGGCGGCAGCAAATGGAGCGCTCACGCTTTCGGGGCGGCACAGGACATGTCATACCGCCAAGGCCCTGACCGGTCGGTGATTGAAACCGAAGTGATTCCGTGGCTTGTCGATAATGCCCCCGTGCTCGGCATTCAACGCGTTCACGACTACTGGGCGCAACGGTACTGGCAGGCCGGTCGGGGATGGATTGACCGCCCGCCCGGTGGCCGTAACGATCATTTGCATGTGGAGACGACAGCCGAGGCGTGGGCCGATGGCCGCCCGGTCGACGAACGCCTAGCGACGCACACCGTCCCTGCACCCCCCTCGGCGCCCGTCACCGTATGGAAGGCCGTACGGCTCGGCAGCAAGGGCGACGCTGTTCGCCAGGTCCAAACCGTGTTGCGTGACGCCGGTTACAAAAACAGCAGCGGCCGTGCCCCCATCGTCGTTGACGGTGAATTTGGGCCGACGACAGACAAGCGGGTCAGGCAGTACCAAAAAGCCAACGGGCTGACCGTTGACGGCATCGTAGGGCCGAAAACGGCCGCCGCAATGGGTCTGGCCTAACCATCCTTGACCGGCCCCCGGCCGGTGTGCGCATAATGATGGCCCCATCACAGTTAGGAAGGCCCATCATGAAACTTGCGTTGTTTGTCATTCTCACACTGCTACCGCTCGGGTGGCTGACCAAAGACATGCCGAGCGAATACGAACTAATGGTCGAATATTCGACGCTGGCCACCTGGCCGAGCACGACAACGACCACCACGACCACCACCGAGGCGCCCCGCACGGCCCCCCTGGTGGACGTCACCACCACTACGGGCACACCGGGCCTTCCGGTCGCTGATGGGGCGAAGTGCCCGCAGTGGTGGGACACAGCCCGTTCTATGGGCTGGCCCGAAGAATCGTTACCGACACTGGACCGTGTCATGTGGAACGAATCCCGGTGCCTGGCCGAGGCCGTCAGCCCGACCCGTGACTACGGCCTGACGCAGATCAACTGGGCGACCTGGTCGCACATGGTTCGCGACCTGGGATACAACCGGGAAGCCCTGTTGGTGCCGGCCGTCAACCTGTTGATAGCCCGCATCGTCTACCAGGTCGCTGAAGACGCCGGTTACCGGTGCGGATTTTCGCCCTGGTACATGTCGGGCGACTACTGCGGCTGACCGCCATGCAATACGTCATCGTGACGCTGGCCCACTACGAAGTGCGCCAAGCGGTCGAAGTGGCAGCACGCCGCCAACTGTCTATGTGGAACCGGCAGCAACGCCCGTTGCACGGTGTCGAAACCCGAGGCAATAACTGGCAGTACCAGATAATCGGCGCCATCGGTGAACTGGCTGTAGCCAAGTTTTTCGGCAGTTACTGGGAGACCCCAACGCTTGACGACGTGGACCGGCTCCCCGCTGACGCCGGGGCCTACGAAGTACGAGCCACGGAACACGACCCGGCACATCTGTACGTCCACGACTACGACACCGACGACAGGCCGTTTGTGCTGGCCGTCGTGAAACGCAACCGGGTCAAGTTGGCCGGTTGGGCGTGGAAAGCCGACGTCGAAACCTGCGGCCAATGGGAAAAATCACCAACCCATCCAACGTGGCGGCTACACCAAGATCGTTTGCGACCCATCAGCGACCTAATCACCCATCACACCACTTGGAAGGCATGACATGGCATTCAACTTGAACGATTACGAACCGGTAGCGGCCCGGCTGGCCCGCTGGCTGTCCGACGCCCACGACCGCGAAGCGGACCCGAGGGTCATAACGCACCTGGTGCACCACGCCCCCGGTTGGTGCGTGTTCCGTGCCGAACTGTACGAAGGCGACATCTTGCGGGCCACCGGTTGGGCCGAGGAACACGCCACGGACCGAGGCGTCAACGCCACCAGCCACGTAGAAAATTGCGAGACCAGTGCTGTCGGCCGCGCGCTGGCCAACATGGGCGTAGCCGGCCACGACCCCGACCGCAGACCGTCCCAAGAAGAAATGCGCAAAGTAAAAGCGGGTGAACTGGCCGCCAAACGCACCCACACGGCCCAGACAGCCCCCGAAAACCCCTCGGGGCCTGCAGATACCGGGCAACCGTCTTACAGCCGGGATACGCCCACTGACAAGATGGTGAAATTTCTGCGCGTCCTAGAGAAGCGCAAAGGCGTGAAGGCTGATTCTGCGGCAGAACAGGAATTCGACCTATGCCGGTCAGAAATCGACCGCCTGCAGGGATTACCGGACGCATGACCACAAGACGCGTCCTGCCCGACAACCTGACCGAAGCCCAATTCCAAGGCGCCATCGTGGACCTGGCGCAGTACTTCGGTTGGCGCATCTTCCACCCCCGCACGGTGCGCACCATCACCGGCCACCACCTGACCGCCTACACCGGGCACGCCGGTTTCCCCGACCTGGTATTAGCCAGCCCGGCCGGCGTCATCTTCGCTGAACTGAAGACTGCCAAGGGCCGCCCCACCGAAGCGCAACAGGCGTGGCGGGCCATGCTGGAAGCGGGCGGGGCCGAGTACTACCTATGGCGGCCCGCTGATTGGTGGGAAATCGAAAAACGACTACGGAAGGCCAGATAGTGGGCCTGTTGCTGCATCAGGAATTGGAAATAGTCAGGGACCGCCTGCAGGCCCTCGGGATGACGTGGGAAGCCGACGTGCTGACCGAGGCCATAGACGAAGCCAAGTTTGTGCACGACATAGATGGCGCCCTAATCAGACGAGACAAGCGAGACACGG